ACTTTTTCCCTTATGCTCCAACACAAATAATGCAAATAAATGCAAAAAATAAAATTATCAAATTGTATATGGTTGCAAATCATCCATCTGGCAAAAGAGCAAAGATATATGCTATTGATGGAAATACTGGTGGACTATACAATGCAATATCTTTTTATTTAAATGGAAAAATTGTTAAAGAACCAGTAATTAATATAAATGAATGGTCTTTACTTGGTATAGGATTTTCAGACATTTTAAATTTTAAATCCTATACTGGATCTATAATGATTAATGGTCCAATTATATTTAATGCTTTATCATATTATCAAACAACTAACTTACAAGAAGTTAAGAATGTTACAAAAAGACCTTGGGCTAGAGTTAGATTTTCTGCAGATGGCATATATGAATGGGAATATTGGAATGATTTTTATATGTGGGACGGCGTTTTGGTTCAGTCATCTAGCAGTTATTATGGTGTTGATCCTGAAGACCTATATAAGTCGTATACTGGCACCAATAAAATTATAATAGAAGATGACAGTGTTTTTGGTATTCAGGGTTACGAATATTCTATATTTAAAGACGTAACCTGGCAATCACAAATATCAAACGCAGTATAATATGGTATACTGGTGGTAATGAAAAGAGAGATTCCTGGCCAAATTGGCAAAACACGAATTAAAGCAATCGACAAAATGTACGATTGGGGAATATACGTATGGAAAAAACAAAATGGAAAATGGTTTACAGATGGACAGGGAAACATTTTAAACATACCATCTATGAAGGGTGATATTTCCAAGATAGCCGAACTAAAAAAGGCTGCAGCATATTATGGAGAGCCAGAGGGCGAGGCTATATTTTTCCCAGGACTAAACCGTGTTACCGATGAAGAGTACGCAGAACAAAAGCAAAGAATGCTTGAGGGGCTAATCCCTAACCTCAACGATATGGGATCTGTTTATGATGCAAAACAAACTATTAAAAAGTATGGAGCACAAGACTAATGAGCGACCAAGAATTTTTTATTAATGCAAGAATTGATAATCCAGTAGATATACTTCAGCAGTTTAAAGAAGAAGATCCATTTAATAAGTCTTGGACCGAATTAAAGAATCTAGTCGGATTAGACAATAACTTTAAGCGCAGAGCAGGAAGACTGGCAGAAAAAGCAGTCGCTCCAGAGAACATGACGGGGTATCTAAACAATGCTAAAGCACAGCCAACAGGTATAGACGGAGCACAATCAAAAGAGATCAATCCTGGATCTGTATATCGAAATGCTTACGGTTTATTTGATGTCATTACACCACCATGGAACCTTTATGAATTAGCAAATTATTATGATACATCTTTTGCAAATCATGCTGCTATTGATGCAAAGGTTGAAAATATAGTTGGTTTGGGATATGACTTTGAGATTTCTCCAGCGACAATGCTTCGTCTTGAGTCTAATCAAGATAAAGAGCAGGTAGGAAGAGCAAGAAATAGAATTGAAAGAGCAAAGATTGAACTACACGCATGGTTAGAGTCATTAAATGATAACGATTCATTTACTACAACTATGGTTAAGATTTATACTGATATGCAAGCAACAGGAAATGGATATCTAGAAATAGGCAGGACTACACGTGGGGAGATAGGATATGTTGGACATATACCTTCTACAACAATGCGTGTTCGTCGTTTGCGTGATGGATATATTCAGATAATTGGACAAAAGGTAGTTTATTTCCGTAATTTTGGCGCTAAGAATGCAAATCCAATTACTGCTGATTCAAGACCTAATGAAATTATTCATTTTAAACAATACTCACCTCTAAATACTTTTTACGGAGTTCCCGATATACTTTCAGCAATCAATTCTTTACACGGAGATCAGTTAGCCTCACAATATAATATTGATTATTTTAGTAATAAGGCTGTTCCAAGATATGTGGTGACACTAAAGGGTGCTAGGCTTTCTGCTGATGCAGAAGATAAGATGTTTAGATTCTTGCAAACAAACCTTAAGGGGCAATCACATAGAACGCTGTACATACCGCTTCCTGGAGATTCTGATACAAATAAAGTTGAATTTAATATGGAGCCAATTGAAAATGGTGTGCAGGAAGGTTCATTTGAAAAATATCGTAAACAAAATCGTGATGATATTTTAATTGCACATCAGGTACCGCTATCTAAAATTGGTGGTGGAGAGTCTGGAGGAATAGCAGCAGCACTTGCACAAGATCGTACATTTAAAGAGCAGGTTGCAAGACCAGCACAAAGAGAACTTGAAAAAACATTAAATAGAATTATTAAAGAAAAGACTGATATTTTAGTTCTTAAGTTTAATGAACTAACCCTAACCGATGAAAATGTACAGTCTCAAATACTTGAAAGATATGTAAAGAATCAAGTTATGCTTCCAAACGAAGCAAGAAATATTCTTGGACTTCCACAACGGGAAGGAGGGGATGAGCCTTTCCAGCCAAAACCACAGGATACCGCAACTAGAGCACGGGACGGAGAAAGAATGAATAATCAATCAGACAGTACCGCAACAGTTGCTGGTAGAAACCCAAAAGGTGAAGGCAGATCAACCGAGTAGTATACACAGGTTTTTCCACAATTTATTAACATTTGTATAAAAAGGCTCTATAATATATTCTAGTATGACTATATCTAAAGGCCATTGGGCAACCAACGGCGACTCAGTAAGACTTTCCCTTCCATTTGCGAAGGTTGATAAAGAGAGACGTATCGTCTCAGGTTTTGCATCTCTTGATAATGTTGATAAACAAGGAGATATAGTTACAGCAGAAGCATCAATGAAAGCGTTTTCTGAATTTCGTGGAAACATTCGTGAAATGCATCAACCACTTGCTGTTGGTAAAATGGTTAACTTTAAAGCAGATAGATATTTTGATCCAGAATCTAAAAAGTTTTATTCAGGTGTTTTTGTTTCTGCGTATGTATCTAAGGGCGCACAAGATACATGGGAAAAAGTTTTAGACGGCACACTAACAGGATTTTCTATTGGTGGTCGTATGAATAAATGGGACGATGGATATGATGAGAAATCAGATTCCACAATTAGAATTATTAAAGATTATGACCTTGTAGAGTTGTCACTTGTTGACTCTCCAGCAAATCAATTTGCTAATATTATGCAAGTTGAAAAAGTAGACGGAGTGCCGATTGTTAAAGGTCAAGATGTTGAATTAGAAAATGTTTTTTATGATGAAGAGTCTGGCATTGTTATGGTATCAGATCAGGAATCTGTTGCAAGTCCAATTAATGGTAATCAGATGAAAAATATAGGGTTCGTTGAAAAAACGGATAATGAAAAAATGGATATAGTCAAATTCTTAGTTGATAGTGCTAAAGGCATGAATGCTTCTAAGATAACAGAGGAGGAAAATCCTATGGCAAAGAAAACAAAAACTGTTGAAGAAACAGTTGAAGTAACTAAGTCAGAAGAGATCGCTCCAGTTGCTGAAGAAACTCAAGCAGTTGAAACTGAAAAAGCAGATGTTGTTGATGAAACAACTGAAAAGACAGATGTTGTAGAAACAACAGAAGTTGCTGAAACAGAAAAGGCTGCAAAGCATCCAGATAAGGAAACTCCTGCAGAAGATGCAGAAGAGGGTCCAGGTGCTGAGATGGAAGAAGAGAAGAAAGCAAAGAAGAAGTCAGATGAAGTAGTTGTTGACGCAATTGCTGAAATTAGAGAAACTATTACATCGGCCTTTAGCGATCTTTCAAATACTCTTAAGTCCTTGCAGGCTGAAGTAGAAGTACTAAAGTCTACCGCAATTGACAAGGAGACAGTAAAAAGTTCGTTTGATGCAGTCGCCAGAGATATCGCTGCAACTAATGAACGATTCAGTGAGTTTGGAAAGCGTGTTGACGCAGTAGAAGCAGATACAGCATTCCGAAAGTCTGGCGATCTAGGCGAGATCGTTCAGGATCGACCACAGGAAACTATGGTTGAAAAATCCTTATGGGGCGGACGTTTCCTCAAAACAGCCGACTTATTTAATTAAGTACAAAACTCGGAGGTGACAATATGTCGGAAGAAATAAAGAAAAACCAGCCAGGAGAATCAGGCCAACTCGGTGGAACAACACCAGGTCTTTATCAGGCACAAGGTGCATTTGCATCTGGTTCTGATGCAGGCTCAAATATCCCTGGCAATTATACTGATGGTGGCGTTCTTGGAAATGTTCCAAACGCAAACCTAGGTCTTACAACAGGACCAAATGCAGTAAATCCTTCAGGTGAGGCTGGAAGCGGTATCCTACGCCCTGAACAGGCACAGCGTTTCATTGATTACGTTTGGGACGCTACAGTTCTCGCCCAGGATGGTCGTCGTGTCACAATGAGAGCAAACACCATGGAACTCGAAAAGATTAACGTTGGTGAACGTGTTATACGTGCTGCTGCTCAAGGTGTTGGTGACTACACAAATACTGGTGCACAATTCAGCAAAGTTGAACTTACAACCAAGAAGATTCGTCTTGATTGGGAAGTTGCTGCTGAAGCACTTGAAGATAATATTGAAGGGGCTGCGCTTGAAGATCATCTTGTTCGCTTGATGACAAACGCATTTGCTAACGATATTGAAGACCTCGCTATTAATGGCGATGGTTCCACAGGAAACTTCCTTTCAATTATGAAGGGATTTATTAAGAAGCATCAGGATAACGGAGATTCGCATGAAGTTGCACTCACCGTTGCCGATAATGCTTGGACTCCTGAAAAGATGCAAGAGATTATTCTTGGAATGCCACGTAAGTATCGTGCACTCAAGAACAACCTCAAGTTCTATGTTGGTACAGACACATTTGCTGGTATCGTTAAGCATAACGGTACACTTGCTGATGCTATTGCTGAAGCAATGGGCAATCGTGTTGCTGGTACTGCTGCTAACCGTCAAGCATATCTTGATGGTAACGGCCAGACATTCGGTGGAGCACGTACAACACGTGTTCTCGGAATTGATGTCCAAGAAGTTCCTTACTATCCAGATGGTTATGTCGATTTGACATTCCCACAGAACCGTGTATGGGGCTTCCAGCGTGATATCGTCGTAAACCGTGAATACAAGGCAAAGAAGGACACTGTAGAATATACAGTATTCGTTCGCTTTGGTCTTCAATGGGAAGAAGAAGACGCTATTGCGTGGGCAGATGCTGCTTCAGATTCCTAATCTGTAATAGCAAACCTTTGAGAGGGGGCAGGGGATAAAACTCCTCCCCCTCTTACTTTTAGTATTCTGTTATAATAGTCACAAGGAGGTAATAATGGAAGAAAATAATCAAAATAATGATTCTCAGGTTGTAGAAGAACCAAAGGCTCAAACAGCGTGGGAAAAGTTTAAGGCAGAAAATAATCAGCCTTCTACTAATGTTGAAACAGTTGCTCAAGAAAATAATGTTCAAGCACAAATTTCATCTCCAGAACCAGAAGTTACTGCTATCACTTCAAGTGATCTAGCAGGATCATCTTCTGAAAAGCAAGTTTTAGGATCGGTAGCAGACGGAGTAATCGGAGTTACAACTGTAACAAATACACCAAATAATGCGCCACAACCTAAATCTGTTGAAACTGAGAAGGTAGCAATTTATTCAACAAAAAATATTAGCATTCCAGGATTAGGCAAAGTCTATCGTGGATATAATATTGTTAAAAAAGATGCTGCAGATCAATGGGCAACAAAGTCATACATTAGACTTGCTACCCCAGACGAAGTAGCAAAGGAATTTGGTAAGTAATAATGGAAGTATTGAGAGTTCCACCTTATCCCTTAACAACAATATGGGATCTTCCCATTGCTAATTACGAATATATCGTATATGTTGAGGATTTGGTGGATCACTCAGTAGAAGAAACAAACATATCATCTAATGCAAATGGAAAATTAACATATGTTTTGCCATTAGAAAAAGTACAATTTGATCGTGATTTTTTAATTAGATTTTATGATACAGAACATGAGCATATTCTTTATGAAAGTAATTTAACAATAACGAGACCATACGTAAATCCTGCAGATATGGGAACAACTGCAACTGAAATTAACGAATATAAAATGTATGAATTAGTTGCAAGATCAATAATCGATACATACGTTGGTGATGGTTTTTATAACCATAAGTTAGTTATGAATACAACTGGTAATGGAGCAGACTATTTTCCAATCTGGCATGATTTTAATAGAGTATTAAAGGTTTATGAAAATAATATTTTAGTATATGATATAGAGAATCCAGATGATTATGATTATGAGTTTAAGCCTTTATTGGATAATTCAGCAATTTATAGAATTGAAAAAGCATATGCTGATGAAGAAAGAAATAGAACTGAAAATAATTTAACAAAAATTGCAACAGCCCACGGTGATTTGGGTTATGTTGCATATGCTCCAACAGATTTTCCAAAAGGTGTAGATTATACTTTTATTTTAGATGTTGGATATAGAGCAGTACCAGCAGATATTGAAGTCGCAACAAAAATGTTAATAGACGACATTAAGTGTGGCAAATTAGATTATTACAAGAGATATATTACAAATTACAATACAGATCAATTTAGAATTCAGTTTGATAAAAGTATGATTTCAGGAACTGGAAATATGTTAGTAGACAGAATTCTTGATAAATATGTAAAGTTAATAACTAAGCCAGGAGTTCTATAATGATTTGCGAAGAAACAGACTTCGCATTTCCGATGCAAGCAGATATATATCACCCTATAGTTGAGCAAGGTGTTTACGGAGAAGTAAAAAAGACTTGGGTATTAGATAGGACAATTGCATGTTCATTTGCACCAGCAGGAACTGCCTTTAAAGAAGAAGTAGTTCCAAACGTAAACATTACACAAGATAAAATTTTGCTCGGTAGAGTTAAAACAGATATTAGAATGTCAAGCAAAGATGACAGAAATTCAATTACAAACGTAATTATAACCAATGTTCGTGATAAAAATTGTAATGAAATCTATATAGAAACATCTGGACCTCGTGCTGGTAAGTCTACTATTTTTGAAATAGCAACACAAGATCCATTTGCTGGACCATTTGGAAATGTTGAATATTATAAACTTATTATTCGTAGATCAGAAAATCAGGCGGTAGATATTTAATGTTGTCATTAAAAATTGATACTAAACAATTTACTAAAGAGATGAACAATATTATGAATTACTCAACTGGATTCATAGAAGGAATACAGCGTGGCAAAAAGGCAATGTATGCAGGATTGGGACCTCAAATAACTGAGTTAGCATCAAACTTTATTGATGTCAATGCAAGAGTAACCCCTCAATTATTACATCATATTTATGAATGGAATCAAGTTGGAAATCCAGATGCAAGATTATTTGATATTGATTTTACAATTAGTAATATTGGAATTACCTTTAAGAGTTCTTTTAAACAATCCACATCAATTAAAGAAGGCTCAAATGTTCCATTTTATAATAAAGCACAAATTATGGAAAATGGAATTGCTGTAACTATTAAACCTAAAAAAGCAAAAGCATTAAGATTTGAAGTTGATGGAGAAGAGATATATACATCTAATGAAGTTCATGTAGAGAATCCTGGTGGACAAACAGAAGGACAATTTAAAAATGTACTATCAAACTTTTTTGGAGTTTATTTTAGACAATCATTTTTACAGGCTAGTGGTTTAGCAGAGCATTTCAAGTATCCTAAAGTTTATGCAAAAAATTTAAATGCAGGAAAACGTGGTGGTAAGTCAATAGGGATAAAGGCTGGATACCAGTGGGTTGCAGATGCGGGGATTAGAAGATGACGGAATCAACATCAACATTTAATACTCCAATACTTTGGATTAATGAATACCTTAAAGAAAAAATAGGTTTAGATACTGGCATAGGAGTACCATTTTTCCCATCAAGGCCAGCAACTATTGATGAATTAACTGAAAGTTGGATCACTATTACTCCAGAATCTACAAACGAGCCAACAAGACTTGCGTATGCTGGAGTAATGGCTACATGGGATAGATTGGTTCGTATGCGTAGATCACCATTTCCACACATTAAACAGGAACAGGCATTATATTATTTTTATGCCACTGAAAGTGGAGTTATAGGAAAAATGGTTCAGGTGCAGGAAAAAGTTTTAAGACTTATGGATCGTGAAGACGAAACAGCAGAAGAAATTAATGCATGGGCAAAAAATAAAGTTTTTGACGGAATGCAGAATAGATTTTATTTTCATAGATTTAGGGTTTATCAATTGGAAGAGGTAAGAGATATCATAGACTTCGGAACAGCCAGAACCTACGGCGGGAATAAGATAATAATTGATTTTGAATATCATCAAGACCAATCAATAATTTAATAAAAAGGCTGTATACTTATCAATGAGGAAACACGCCTTTTAATTTCTATAGAAAAAAAAGAGGTGAAATTATGGCATATACACGTGGTGACAGTACCCAAATCATCGTAGGTGCAGCAGCACTTTTTACGTATGAGGCAGGTCCACTACCAGAATCAGGTGTCCTTCCAGGATACACTGCTGGTACATCATATAAGGAAACACTTTCTGCAGAGGAAGGTTTCCGTAACGTAGGTTACACAATGAACGGTTTGGAACTACAGTTCCAGCCAGATTTCGGTGAAGTTGCTGTTGATCAGGTTCTCGACGTTGCTAAGTTATTTAAGCAAGGCATGAAGGTTAACCTTAACACAACTTTTGCTGAGGCTACTCTCGAAAATCTTTTGTTTGCACTTGCAAGCAAGGACAGTAATCTCTCAACCGTAAATGGAAACCCAACATTAAATCTTTCAGCAGGCGATATTGGCGAATGTCCAGTAGAGCGTGGCTTGGTTGCAGTCGGTCCAGGAACTGGCGATTGCGCTGAATCAGATTCTGTCGAAAGAATTTATGCTGCGTACCGTGCACTCTCAATCGAGAGCGTAACCGTTGGTGCAAAGCGTGATGCGGCTACAATGTTTGAAGTCTCATTCCGTTTGCTTCCAAATGATAATGCATCCTACGGCAAGATCGTAGATCGTTCTCTATAAATACAACTTAATAATACAGAGAACCCAGACCCTTGAAAGTCTGGGTTTTTCTGTTTTGGTATAATAGTTTTATGCCTACAGAAATATATAAAAGTTCTATTGTTCAATTAATTGACGGAACAGAATTATATATTACTCCATTAAAAATAAAATTTTTAAAATTATTTTTAGAAGAATTTGAAAATGTTAAAACTGCTAAAAGTGATGAAGAGGCAATTGATGCATTATCTAAATGTACTGTTATTGCAATGAGACAATATTATCCAAAAATAAAAACACAAGAAGAATTAGAAGATAACATTGATATGCCAGCAATATATAAAATATTAGATTTTGCTGCGGGTATTAAAATTAACGAAAAATCTGAAGAACCAGTAAAGCAACAGGCAACAGAGAGCGGATCTAGTTGGGATGAATTAGATTTGGCAGAACTTGAATCTGAAGTATTTTTATTAGGTATTTGGAAAGATTATGATGAACTTGAATCATCTATGTCTATGCCAGAAATAGTAGCAACTTTAAAAATTAAAAGAGATTTAGATTATTCTCAGAAAAAGTTTTTAGCAGCAATGCAGGGAGTAGATCTTGATAAAGCAAGTGGTAAACAGGATGCCTGGTCTGAGATGAAAGCCAGGGTATTTAGTAATGGCAAGGCAGCAAATGCAAAAGATGTATTAGCCCTACAGGGAGTAAATGCACAAAAGGCTGGGTTTGGCATTGGCCTTGGTTTAGATTACGAAGATCTAACTCAAAAATAATATGCCTCTATGGTATAATTTATTCAATACCTTAAGGAGGAAGCATGGCAGAAAAGCCAAAAGATAATAAGAAAACAATTACATTAGTAGATAATACAGAAATCTCAGTACGTCCTCTGAAATTGTCTTTGTTAAGACCTTTCATGGGCAAGTTTGGAGAATTAACTGCAGTTGCAGATGATAATGATAAGTCTATGGATATCCTAATGGACTGTGTTCAGATTGCAATGAAACAATACAAGCCAGAATTGGCAGAAGATAGAGATCAGTTAGAAGAACTTTTAGATCTTCCAACTGTATACCAAATCATTGATGCAGCATCTGGATTTAATTCAGACGCTAATTCAATTGCTGCTGGTTTAGTAAAATAAATAAATAAAGAGGTGCAAAGGGATTGGCAGATGTAAATTCGAATATTAATATTAATTTTAATACTACCGAAGCCCTTGCACAATTAAGAAGACTTCAGGCAGGCCTCAGCAGTTTTCATCAACAACTTGCTGAGGGCAACCTTGCTGCTGCTAATGCACAAAAAGGTTTAAATGCACAATTAGTTCAGGCTGTAGGAGCAACAGGAAAGTTTGCTGTTAGTCAAGCAAAAGTTGCATCAAGCACATTAGCCTTTACTACTGCTTTAGAAAAAAATAAGTTATCTCTTACAGAATATTATAGATATAGTATGGCTGCTGCCACAGCCAATACTAAAATGCTTGGAAAAGCATTTGCACAAGAACGTGAAATTATTAATCGTGCCCGTAGAGATAGAGTTAAATCATTACAGGCACAATATATACAAATGGCCAAAGCCCAGGGTGGATTTATTGATGCTATGCGTATTATGCCAAGAAGTCTTCAAATGGCAAATGGAAGATTTACTGAACTTGGAACAAGAATTCAATATGCAGCACAAAGACAACAACTTTTAAATCAGTTATTAAAGCAGGGATCTACACAACTTCTTAACTTTGGTAAGAATATGCAATGGGCTGGACGACAGTTAATGGTTGGTTTAACCATACCTTTAACAATGTTGGGTGGTTATGCTTCTAAGGCATTTAGAGAGTTAGAGCAGGCAACAGTTAAATTTAGACGTGTCTATGGTGATGCTTTTACAAATGATGCTGAGGTTGAGGCAGCAGTACAAAATATAAAAAGATTAGCAAATGAATTTGTTCAATATGGAGTGTCTGTCAAAGATACAATGGATATGGCAGCAAGTGCTGCAGCAGCAGGCTTTCAAGGTACTGCATTAACTCAACAAGTTAAAACAGCAACTAAGTTAGCGGTATTAGGTCAAATTGAACAACAACAAGCATTAGAAACAACTATTTCTTTACAAAATGCTTTTGGGATATCAAGTGAAGATCTTGCAAAAAAGATTGACTTTTTAAATGCTGTTGAAAACCAAACAGTTTTAAATATTGAAGACTTAACAATTGCAATTCCAAAGGCTGCTCCAGTTATTAAACAATTAGGCGGTAGTGTTGAAGATCTTGCTTTCTTTATGACCGCTATGAAAGAAGGTGGAATTAATGCATCTGAAGGTGCTAACGCATTAAAGTCTGGTTTAGCATCACTAATTAATCCAACTAAAACTGCATCCAATATGCTTGCTGGTTTTGGAATAAATATTAAAGGAATTATTGAAGCCAATAAGGGAGACTTAAAGGGAATTGTAGTTGGCTTTGCAAGAGCATTAGATACATTAGATCCTCTTAATCGTGCTCGTGCAATTGAGCAATTATTTGGAAAATTCCAGTTTGCACGTCTATCAACTCTTTTCCAGAATGTAACTAAAGAAGGTTCTCAGGCTGCTAGGGCATTTGATCTTGCTGGTGCTTCAGTAGAAGAATTAGCAATTCTATCTGAACGAGAAATGAAAAAGGTTCAGGATGCTGTTGGCACAAAGTTTCAGGCTGCTGTAGAACAATTTAAGCAAGATATAATGCCATTAGGCAAAGCATTTCTTGAAGCAGTTACACCTATTGTAAAGTTTTTTGGTAAATTATTTGAAAAATTTAATAACCTGAGTGATGGAACTAAAAAAGCAATAACAATTATAATTGGTGTATTAGGTGGTTTGGGTCCTATAGCATTGATGACCTTCGGTTTACTTGCAAATGGTATTGCAAACTTAATTAAATTATTTGCTTTAATTCGTGGAGGTGCTGCTAAACTTAACGGACAAACTAATATTTTAGGCGCAGGATTTAATTATTTAACTCAAGAACAAATTGAGCAACAGGCTGCAGGACAAGCACTTCATAATACTCATACAAGGCTTGTCGAAGTATTTAATATTGAAAAAACAGCAGCAATGCAATTAGCAAGTGCATATAATATGCTTGCATCTCAAATGAGAAATATGGCAAGTCAAAATCCAGCACTATTTGCTGGAGGACTTGGCGGTGCAAATACAGCCATTTCTAAACTTCCTAAAGGCCGTGTGGGCTTTGAAGATGGTGTTATAAGTGTTCCAGGACCAAAGGGTGCTGGAGATATTGTCCCCGCAGTCGTGTCTCCTGGCGAAGCAATCATTCCAGCAAAGACTGCCGAAAAACATCGTGGATTAATTACTGCTATGTTCCAAGATAAGGTTCCAGGGTTTGCAACTGGAAAACTTCCAGGAACAATGCATCCAGCACCAGCAAGAGTGGTAGATTTAAAAAATCCTAAAACATTTGCAGAAACACAAACACAAAGATTTACTGCAGAACAACTTTCAAATGCTGCTAATTCTGGTAAATTTGCTAAGATGAAGCCTACAGATTTTGGAACTTTATTACAACCAAATACTGGAAGAAGTTTTCCTGTACCAGGAATCGGCGGTATTTATAGACAAAAAAATGGACAACTAGTAGTAGTAAAGCCTACAATAGACGAAACAACTGCAATGGCAGAAATAAGATCAAATGATTTAACTAGATTACACGATTTATCTGCTCCCAAGATGTCAGTTCAAAAAATGATTGATCCAACAGATCCTGAAGGTAAACGTTCTTATCTTGTCCTTGTGTCTAAATACGATAAAAGATTTTCTCCAGAAAGTATGACTGGTAAATTTACTAAGAAAGATATGATTAAGCAATTAGTTGCTTCTACAATTCGTGGCGATAAAGATTTACAGATGAGCAATGTTTCTGGAAGAATGGCTCCAGATGCAAGCAATGCATACATTATGGCAAAGGCTTCTGGTTTTAGAGGCATAGCAGGAAATATGCCTTCTATGGAAGAGATGGCGTTAATAAATACCTTGGCTGTTAAAGGTGGAGCAAAAAAGTTTTTTGCAACAGCAACAGCATCAGAAGCAGCAAAAATGACTGCACAACAATATCAAGATGAAATTGTCGGAGAAATAAATAGAGTAATTCCACTTTATAAAAAAGAAATATTACAAGGACGTAATTTTAAAAATTTAACGCCAGAAGAACAGGCTGCATACAATAATGTTATAGAAAGACTTGAAGCAGGAAAACATGCAGACTGGAAAGCAGTACATGCCGCACACGTACGTGCTGGTGGAAATGTTCCTAAATATGAAACAGGTTTAAATCCAAGTTCAGCAGAAAAGGTAATGACAGAACAAATATCTAAATTTGCTTTAGGTAATTTTAATGATTTAAAACAAGATCCAACATCTAGAAATCAAATAGACACAATTGTAAAAAGATTAGGAAAAGATGCTATTACAGAAATAGAACATCTAAGAGATTCTAATCCAAAGCAATATGATTTAGTAACTAAATTATTATTAAAGAAAGGTATTGCTGCTGATAACATAACACAACATGATATGTTGAAATATGTTAAAGATGAAATGGTTTATAAAGATGGATTATATTATGATAAAAAATCAATCGAGGCTGGGGCAAATCCTTTAAGTGCTGGAAAGACATATGAAGAAGTTAAGAAAAATGTTCTTTATAGATTAGGTGCGGGTAAAAAGAATGGAGAGTTTAGTAATCCTAAAAAGATGAATGTCTCTAAATTGAGATTCGATATGAGTCCAACTGGAAAGCAAAGCGGTAGTTGGAAACAAGCAATACCAAGAGATTCTTTATTATATAAGGCTTTAAGATCAGAAGAGCAGAGATATAAAGCAGAAAATGCTATGCTCGGCAAAAACGATTCTTTGTTATCTGTAAAAGAATCTATGAAGGCTTTAGGTTATACAGATAAGCAAATAGCCTATGAATTAAGACCAGAGTTATCTCATATAGCAAAAACAGGAGAAATTGGACGAGGTGCTGCAAAGTGGCTTAAAGGTAGTGCCTTATTTGATGCAAGATTATTAAATAACTATATGAATACTGGAAAGAGAACTAGTAATATCATAGATTGGAATGAAAGAAATAATAATCCTTTGAGATTAACACCAGAACAAATTAAAGAATTTAAAAATGCAGCATCTTATATGTCTGGACAAAATCATCCAACAAATATTTCTGAAGTTAAGTTAGTTAGAACAGCAGCACAATTAGATGTAATTGCAGAAGACTTTTTAAATTCACAAAGTAAAAAACCACGAGGATTTCCATCTCTTGGTGAAATTAGACAATCAAAAGCAGTTGCACAATTAATCGACAATAGATTAGGCACTGGCTATTATAATCAATGGAGACCACAATTTAATTTGGCTAGTGGCCCAGGAAGAGCAACAAATGTTCTTGTTAACCCAAATAGAGAATATATGGTTGATACTGCTACTGGCGCAATAACAAAACTTACAACAGCCAATACTGCTCCTAAACCAGCAGGTGCCATACCACATACTGGCAAATCAACAGATAGCAGAATGGCAACTGAAACACAAACAAGAAAAGTAGCAACTGCACAACAGGTTCGTAGTATGGGTAGAAGTTTTGTGATGACTGGTAGAGATACTGGAAATCCAAATTTAAGCAAGGCTGCACAGGGTCGCATTACAAAAGCAGTTCAAGATCAACAAAGATTGCTTAGGGCACAAAATAGATTTACAGAACTTGAAATAAGAGATGCTTTAGGCAGGTATAGAAACAAAAAAATTCAAGAAGAACTTAGTGCTGCAAACGCAAGAAGAAAAATACAATTAGATAAAGAAGAAATTAGAAATAGACAAACAAAACAGTTAACAGAAAAGCAACAAAGAAGAACAATGCGTCAGGAAAAAGTTGGTAGATTTTCTGGCGGTGCATCTATGGCGTTGGGTACTGCTGGTATGGCAGCAATGATGGCAGGTAATCAAGGACTTGGCATGGGCCTTATGGGTGCATCTACTGTGGCTGGAATGGCTCCAATGTTTGCTGGAATGGGGCCAACTGGTTGGGCAATAACTGGAATAACTGCAGTTGTTGGCGGAATGTATTTATTAGATCGTGCAGCAAAGAAGGCAGCAGAATCACAGTCTGCCTATGTAGATTCGGTAACTGCTACTACAGAAAAAATGCAAAAAATTGGAGAATTGACTGGAAAAGTTGGTGCTTCAGAAATTATGGCACGAAGAAGAACAAGTGCCTTTACTGATAAATATACAACAGGTTTTGAAAGAGGAAAAGAACAGTTTGGAACAACATTTTTACAAAATGCTACTGGAAAGTCTATGCTTGATGCATTTACAAAAGATTTTGCTACTGCAGGTGATGTAGCAGTTAAAAGATTAGCATTGGAGTTGTCTGCATATGTTTCAGATGGAATTATGTCTGCAGAGCAAGCAAATAGTGTAGCACGAGCAATAGGTATTAATTTGCAAGATATGACATTAGGAATGAAAATAAAAGCAGAAGTTGTTAATTTGATTGGACCTAATGGAGAAGATTTAACAAATAATCCATTAAAAGCAAGAGTAAATCTTGTTAACCAAAGTAGAGGTATGCTTTCTGATTATTTAAAACAAGGAATTGAATATACAACACCTGGAGTTGCTAAAACTAATCAAAGAAAAGAATTTGCAACAGGTGCAGCATTTTCTGTACAAAATCTAGAACTTAATCAAGCACAGTTAGATTCATTTAATTTATATTATGAAAAACAAATTGCTTCTTTACAAAAACAAAAAGAAGCAACATCAGATAAGGCAACACAGTTAAAAATTGAAAGCCAAATTGCTGATTTAGAATCTCAAAGAGCCGATGGTCAAAAAACTTTTGCTCAAAATAATCAACAAATAATTAATGATCAGTTAGAATTATTTAAATTGGCTGGAGGTTGGGGAGCAAATCAGGATGCATTTTTTGATTCACTAAAGGCACAAGTTAGAACAAAATATAAAGGAACTTCACAAGAAGCATTCGTTGATCCATTATTAAAGCAAACAGCAGGATTAAAGAGTAAAGAGTTAGAAGTAAAAATTAATACGTTAGTTGCTGCAGGTGATTTACCACCAGCAACAGCAACACAATTAATGGCTACTTTTGCTGGAGATGAGAAAGGTCTTGAAAAAACATTTGATTTATTTACTAAGGTTCATGATGCTGGAGCAGTTACGGAACTAATCAATTCTTTGGGTGGTTTAAAAGATCCAGAATTAAAGAAAACGATAATGATGAATGCTGCTGGATTAAGCCCAGATGAATTAAAAGAGTATCAAGGTATTTTAAATTTATTAAATACTATGGATAATAAAGAAATAAATGTTGAAACATTTATTAAAAATAATGGAACCGATAAAGACCCATTAGCAGGATTTAAAGAACTTTCTACGTTATTAGGTAAGGTAGAAAAATTTCCAAAAAAGATTACTAAAACTACATTACTTGATGTTCAAAATACAGATCCAAATATGCCTTCAATGCAAGGATTAATTGATACTTGGAGTCAATATGAAAATTTACCAGATGAAGTAAAAAAGACAGTTGTTCAAGAATATATTAGTATATATAAAACAATTGGAAAAGCAGAGGCTGCATCATTTATTAGTCAAAAGACGGCAGGTCTTCCTAGTGATGTAGCAGATAGAGTAAGACGACAATATATAACTGGATACGATAATAAAGGTGAGCCAATCTATAACGTAGGTGCTATTGCAGCAGAATTAACACCACAGGCAGTTAAGGGAAGTATAGGATCTAAAACACCAGGACCTGGCGGTGGCACAGGCGCAGGAACTAAACAAGATCCGTATGAATTTTTATTGGCAAGACTTAAGAATGTTAGAAATGCAGCAATTAATGCTGCTGGCGGAATTGGTGAATTAAATAAAGCATTAGCAGCAGGTAATCTACAATCAGTAGCAAATAAATATCAAGGTATTGAACAACAATTACAAAAGATGGGAATGAGTAGACAAGTCTCTGATTGGTTAATGAATATGGATCCAACAGAGCAGGCCAAGTGGATGAGAACTGCAACAAAGACTGTAACTAAGGGTAAGAATAAGGGTAGAGTTATAGATCCATTTACTGGAAAATTAATGGCTAAGGGTGCTAAGGTTGGAGATGTTGTTCTTTCTGGTAACGCACAAACAATGGCAAAAGGAATGGATGCTGCCATCATTGGAGAATTTAATTCTGCTGCTGGTAAATCACTTGCTATTTTAAATGAACAAGAAATTACTAGAAGAAAATTAAGAGCACTTGGATACGATTCAGTAGCAATAGAAAGAATATTACAAGATGAATATACAACATCAGCAATTGCGAACGGT